GCGAGGACAAGACAAGGCAAGCCTTTGATGGTTTGCTTGCGAGGCAGGTAGGCAAGCAAGCAAGTTGCGCGCGCGAAGGGGGGGAAGGATGAGCGCCTTTGATCTGGAGTTCATTGGCATTGTAAGCTTTCAATTCGTCCTCCTTCCCCTTGTCTTATGGGTTTGCATGAGACATTGGGACGGGGATGAAGATAACCAGGAAACGGAAAACTAAGGAGGACAGAACGATATGAACAAAGCAAACCGATTTAAAAAGCCAAGATCATGGAAAGAGGCAGAGGCTTTGCCTTTTTTAACGATAGAAAAAGACCCATACCCCGAGCCCGATGAGATGCGCATCTTTGTGCAACTTGAAAACGGGATCGACAATCCTGTGACAGGAGAAAAAGGAGGGGGATTTTATGTAGCAGACTTCAAGGACTTTCTCTCTCAAGGCTTTTGGTGGTGGAGGTAAGCATGAACAACGGAAAACTAAGGAGGACAAACGATATGGACAAAGAAAAACTACTTGAAGTCATTGCAGAAAAAAAGGCTGAACTATCCCCAATCTCTGACAAGCTTGACGAGTTGATGGACGAGGAGAATAAGCTCAATGACATTATCCACGATGCACAAAGACGCTTAAAGGAAATCCGTGGCATAGTGCATGACGAAAAATACAAGACCAACCATCGGGTGAAAAGTGAAGGGTTGTTGTCTAAGGCCAGCCATTTAAAGCACGAGATAGAAGCACTTGAAAGAATCATAAACTAAGGAGGAAGATTACAATGAAAGTAAATAAAGTTTGGACTAAAAGCCCACAAGAAATGTTGGACTATCTCATCCAAGTAGATAAGGAAATGAGAAGTGACGAATGTAAGCCTAGCTTTTATATAGGCAAGGACATTGCTTATATTCGTGAGGTTTACAAGCAATATGTGGGGCTTGAATCATTGACTGAGGATGAGCAAATAGAGAATGGTTATTATAGATTGGAGATAGAATAATGAAATTAAAAGACGCACTAGCAGAAGCAAGACAACTATTTGTTCTAGCATATCCTTTGCAGGGTATTCAGACTCAGGTTAAAATCTCGAAATCATATTTTGATAGGGAACTTAGTTCCTACTATTCGGAATATATGTATTGCAAGGGTGAGAGGGCTAATCCTGACCGCTGGATGGATGAGCTAGGATATGAGATTGATCATGGCGAGGTTATAGTCTGGTACGAGGAAGGCGAATCGAGTCCTATCCTTGCCACCTACTACCCTTTCCAGAAGAAATTTGTAATCGGAGATTTAGGAGACGCGATCATAAACTAAGGAGGACAAACGACAATGAGACCTTTTTACATACTATTTAGGCACAACAAACCGGGCGAGGACGTACGTTTTTCCATTTGGAAAGAATATGATGATTCGAAGATTTGGGATTCTCCTCAACTGGAAGTTGTCGATTACTTTGAAACGAGAGGGCAAGCGCAACGCGCCAAGGAAAAACAAGCCATTACCCTACAAGCCCCTTAAAAGGCTCTTACCCCAGAACATGAGTAAGGAGTCACATTTTTAATCAAAACGCTTTCTACGCCCCTCTACGGGCAAGGAAAGGCTATTCTAGCAAAACAATACAAGGAAAAACTACAGACATGAAAACTAAGAAAACAATCAAAGCAGAAATCGAAGAGGTCGAACATGAGATAGTTATGGAAAATGCTCGACATAGCGACGAGTCGCTCCGGCTAACTCGCCTCCTTCGAGAATTGGAAGAGGAGCTTGATAAGCAGGAAAACGAGGAGGGCGAACAATGAGAGTCGGTCTTGTAACAAGAAAACAAATATTAATCGTAGACGTAGACTCTACGACATACTCTGGGCGCTGGGCTATTTCGGAAATGATCCGTTGCATGAAACACAATTGCAACTGGCCCGACCCGCGTCGCTTAGGAGCAGTAACCGCATTCAAGCGACCCGATACGAGGGCAAGGAAGGACTAACCTAGCAAAACAATACAAGGAGAAAACTAATGAACCTAAGCAAAGAACAAGAACCCAAACTTGAGACCATGTCCTGCGAACCGCATTGGCCCAGTATGTTTGACTTCGCGATCAGTAAAACCATTTCCAACGTTCCTGTAAATGAAGGACAAGCCCTCATTGTGGAGATGCTTGAATATGGAAAGCGCCTTTACTTGGCGAGCGAGGAAGAGGAAGGAGAAACGGAGGGCGAGCAATGAGCAAAGACGATAATTTACCCAAAGTAGAAATAGAAATCAAGGATTACGGAGAGAGCATAAGCGTAATCGTTCGGTCTGAAGATCAAAATCAAGAAGCTACGTTTTACTTTGACAACGAATGCGATGCCGAAGAGTGGATCGCTCGCCAGAAGTTCATCGTAACCACAACCCATTCATAGGAATCTAACCCATCCACCCGCTCTTTGGCTTGGGTTTCTCGTTATCGTTCAAGCGTGGTGCATGATAAGCTGAGAACTTTCCCGTTCTTTTTGAGAAGAGTACCTCGATGACCCCGGTCTCGCAATCACGTGCCTTTGCAAGGTTTAGCTTTATCACGTCGTTGAAATCTTCCAGCCTTTCCTTGACGTTGAGAAGGATGACTGCATCGCTATCCTGTTCGATGCTTCCGCTCTCCCGCAGATCGGACAAAGCGGGGTCTCTGTTCTGACTCTCCAATGCCCTGTTGAGTTGCGAAAGGGCAATGACCACGCAGGAGAACTTCATGCTCAATTGCTTTAACGTGCGAGTGATGTGACTGACTTCCTGCACTCTGGAGTCGAAACCAGGAGAACTGAGCAACTGGAGGTAGTCAACTATGACCATACCAAGGTCTCCCTCAAGTCTTTGCTGAGAGAGAAATGCAGAGAATGCTTCCAGCGTACTTTCCGTATCGTCCTTGAAAGTGATGGGCCATCCCTTGAGCGATTGGGTCGTTCTTTCGAGCTTGGTCTTTTGCTCATGGGTAAGACTACCCTTTCCTTTTGGTCGGGGTACGCCGGATACGGAAGTGAGCAGTCTGCCTGCCAGTTGTCCTGCTGACATTTCAAGCGAGCAATACGAGCATCGGATTCCCGATCTTGCCGCTTGTGTAGCAAAGTGAATGGCAAGGGCGGACTTGCCCACCCCCGGACGGGCGGCGATTGTGTATAGCCAACCATCTTGGAAACCACCCATGAGATTATCATCAAGCTTTGAGAAACCCGTGGATATTGAAGAAGAACCACCCGCATCCATTTCGAGAATCTTTGCATGGGCTTCGTTGACTGCCGTTTTCATACCCACTTGTCCCTTGCGCTTGGTAAGTGCTTGAGCGACTTGGTTGGTAAACTTGCTCGCAATCTCTTCCGCTCCTTTTCCCTCGTTGCTTGCATCCTTAGCATGGAGAAGGGCAAGCTCAACCGCACGATGATTACGATGCTCGATGAGATGATCCACGTAGCGATTGATGCTTCCCCCACCATACATCTGGGATACTTCGGTAATGATGCTTGCTAGGTCAGGCAGTTCCATCATCACGTCCACTTCATTACAATCGGGAGCAAGCTTCTTGATCACCTGGAACATTCGTTGCCTGTCCGACGATGAAAAGTCATCCTCGATAAGGTGTTCAAGCATGGTCGCTGATGCTCGACCAGTCTCGTCCCTCATTGCGGATGAAAGGACCGCGTTTTCTGCCAAGACGTAATCCATCAAAGATAATTCTCTTCTTTTTGGTTGCTCAGTTTTGCTTGTGGGAATCGTTCTGGTATCCATCCCCTGCAAGCGTTGCGAAAGGTTGCTATCCAATCCGCTTTGGTCGAGCCGGAAGACTTTGCCCAATCAATGAATGCATCGAGGGCCATCTGATGGTTAAGTCCGACCTCTTCGGAAATGCTTTTTGGCGGATCGAAATCGTCTGGGATTTGTGATGCTCTGGGTTTCCGCTTTTTTGGAGTTTTAGTGGAAGGGGGCGCTATAGTATAAGGTAAAGTATTTACGGAGTAAATGCCGCGCCTACGCGCGCGGTGCAGTTTTTTGGATAGATAACGGATAATTAGTGGAGTAATTGCGGATACTGGGGTTTGTCCGAAAACCTCGCAATATTCGTCCAGAACCTTGTTCGCTTGTTCTGGAAATCTTATTCTTTTTTCTTTTTGTTTAGACATAAATTTGGGTGTTAGAATAGGGTGACGATTATGCTTAGGACCATCCATAGAAAGGTAACTATTGCGGTCAGGAAAAGGACGTGAAAGACCAAGCGTTCAAGCAGTTTCATAACTCTACCACTTTTTCTGCTGCTTCATTCACTTGAGCTACTTGGACGAGGTGGGCAGTCTTTTCCTTTTCATCCCCCTTGGCAATAAATTTTGCAGGTATCCGATCCTTGAGTAAGTTTCTCAAAGTATCCGGGCGGATAAAGATGTAGGAATATCCAGTATGGAATACCCACCAATCGGCAAGCGTAGTGGACAGCCCGCTTGGTTTCCCACCGAATGCTACCTCGATAACCAGGTTGCCCGTATGCTGGCACTTCCAATCCTGTTTGACTTCATATGCTTGCTTGGTATTCGCCAAGAAGAAATCGTATCCCTTGAAGTATCCGGGGATGGGGATGGGAACATGCCCTTGCTTTCGCATAAAGGACATGATCTCCCTTTCCCTCTCATTGCCTACTTTTAGGGAAGAATCGAAATCATTCCCGAACTTCTCCGTCATCCTCCCACGATTTCTTATTCAA